GCTTAAGAGTGCGAATAACATCCATAAGAGGACGCTTGAGTAAATTGCCTTTTTCAAGAGCAATTACATCGCCTCGGATAATCTTGTTATTTGCACCAAACAACCCTTCCAACCTACTAAAGAACCCATTGTATCCACCAGCAGGATCGCTGATAGTGTTGAAATTGATTCCAAGATAATGCTTAAGTTTTCCAATTAAATCATCGGCAGATTGCGGCAATACTTCTGCTTTGAGAAGTCTCTCAGCAATCTCTGCTTGCTTCACTTTTACAAAGTTAGCAATATCAGCAGCGCCTGTGATTGTCCTAGCTTCAGTAGCAGCACCGCCCTCAGGAATAATTTTAATACTAGTCAGCCCGTCTCTCTGAGCTTTTTGCAGCAATGGCAGATCTGTCTCATGAATCATGACTGAACCGTCATCTGCAAACTTAGGAATCAATTCAGACCAAACCTGACGCGCCTCAATCTGCTCGTGACTAAGGCCCATAATATTAAATGGACGATATGGATTATTCTCCTGCTTAAAAGTTTTATACGAACCTACAACTACTGCATCTCCATTTTTAGACAATGAGATCTTTTCACCAGCCTTAAGCTTATCTCCAAGATATATCAGTGCAGGACGATCAGGCATTACATCACCTGTACGATTGTCCATATAAGAGACTGCATAGCGCAGAAACTCTTCTTTATCTTCAGGCTTGGCATTCAAAGGATCATTGCGCAGTTTCTTATAAGCTGCGTTCATCCGCTTCTCTGCCTCACTCGTAACTCCAATTCTAGTGATATTCTGTGCCTCAAGCAGATTGGCAATATTTTTATTAGTCGGCAAGTTCTCAATAGAGTGCATCAGCATATCTGCCAATTGCTGATCGCCGCCGGTAAGATTACCAGCCTCGGTTCTAATCTCACTCATCAAACGAGTTTTAGTTGCTTGTGCTTCTCTACCGGCCCTCTCGGCAAATTCAAAGTTAGGATCAATTGCCGGAAGATCATCAATCTGACGTAGCTTAAAAAGAATCCTATCAGAAGCACTAGCAGATTCGATGGGCTGCTCAAGTTTCATCCAAGGACTAACAGCCTCAGTTGCAGCATCAGCACCGCGCTTAATAGCATACTTACTAGCGATGCCGAGAATACCACCGCCAATGGCCGCATCAAACAATCCACCAGTTACAACATCCCAAGCCAAATCACTAGCACTGCGATCATCGAGAATAGGAGACTGATTCATGGTCGCATTTACAGCGCCAGTGAATACAGCACCTTCTATGAATTGTCCCCAAGCACCAGTTGCAAGTGCTTTCAGTGTATTAGTCTCAGTCAATGAAAATGCATTGCCAGTCTTGCCAATCTGAGAAATAGCTTGTGCAAGATACTTCTCTCGATTAGGCGCCAAAAGTCCAAAAGCATTAGCAGTCATTTTGCCCATGTTGCCAGTAGCCACTGCTTCACGCATGGCTATTTGACCTACTTTTAATACCTTAGTAGCGCCAAGCCCGGGCACAAAAGATCCTGCAACAAATCCTGCCACATCAATTCCAAGTTGATGAGCATCGTAATAATTAACTAAATCAGAATCGAAGTCAGCAATCCTTTGACGAGTAGATACAATCTCCTGCTCGCCACCGAACATACGCCCGATAGTTGCAGGAATATTTGCAATCTCATTACCAGCTGCAATAAGAGTTGCAGGAATGCCTTTAGTAACTAGCTCAACAGAAGATTCCAGAAATCCTTTATCTTCATTAGGATCTGGATTTGCGCCAAGAGCACTGTGAATACCAGAAGCTACCAGAAAGGCTGGTGGAGTATATCCAGAATCTACTGACTCTTGTTGCTGACTCTCAAATTCTTCATTTGCCATTTTTATTTAGCTCCTTCAATCGGAGGAAGATTAAGCAATTGTTCACGAATTGATTTTGCGCTTACTGGCGTAGATGTTCTATACAGATTAGCTGCATTGATATTAGCTGTAATCGGCGCCGCAGTAATTGCCAGTTCTGGCTTCGCTGCAACAATCTCACTGACAATATTTGCTGCTAGTACCTGATTTACAGAGACTGGATCTAACATATCCACAGTCTTAGTATCTTTAAAGAATCCTGCAAATCCCGGAGACAGCGTGATGCGAGTTTTATACTCAGATTGCTCACGTCCAGCAACTTTCTCAAACTGATGCACAGTATTATTAATAGCAACAGCTTGACGGAATACGGAATTCACAAAGCTTACAACATCAGAAGAACTAGCAGCTCTTTCTTTCAGTGCCTTATTAGCAACACTAAGAATAAACTCAGGCGTCACTGGAGTATTGCTACTAGTTTCAGTGAGCGTAGGAGCTACGTATTTTTGCCATAGCGGATCGCGTGAAATAGCAGTTCCATCATATGCGCTGAAAGCAGGAGCGGAGAATGGAGATCCTTCTTGAATGTTATTTTGCGCAGCCTCAAAATCTTTAGCGAAAATTTTATTTGCTTCTATAGCTTTTTGTTTCTTATCCGTTACAGTAGGATCAACTTTACGATAAGCTTCGTCCTGCATCAGAATAGCGCGTTCCTGCTGCTTAGTACGCGGCTGGAATCCAATCTGATCCATCATAGCTACACGTGATTCAATAGTAGTACCAAGCGAATGATTCATATTTCCACTGGTATAAATATCAAAGCCACGTTTGATAAGAGCTTCTAGCTGCTTGCCTGCAACTCCTTTGTATTGATTAAGTTTACCAATATCTTCGAATTCTTTCTTACCTTCAGAACGAAGTGCAAGATTGGCGAACATAAGGAATTCTGCTTCTGCAGTATCTTTGTCTTTAAGAGCTTTTTGTCGCTCTTTCCACATCTCATCTTGGCGTTCTTGATTACGCCGCGCCATAGCCATCTGTTCTTCGCCGTGTCGCAGCTGTACATCTTTCATATACAATTCAAGCGCGTCTTTATTCATAGCGCGGACGCGATCTAAGCCTTCCATGCCAAGCTTAGCTGCATTAATCCTAGCTTGTGAAGCAAGTTGTTTCTGCCAATTTTCAAGCGCAGTTGCCTGCTCCGCCAAAGTCTGTGCAGTAACTTTCTCTTTAATAGCATCCGCAGTAACAGCAGATTGTTGCACATGACTGTGTGCATTATCCATTGTTTTCTTGAGAGTAGCTTCTCGTTCTTCAATTGCAGAAAGCCTCTGCTCATCCCACGGAAGTGTGAAAGCATTTGCTATGGCAGTGAGAGGATCATCAAAGAATGAAACTGAAGCATCTTTAACAATCTTAGCAGTTACTTCCTGCTTTTGCTGCATAGTTGATCTTAACTCTTGGCCAAAATCAACTGCCATATTTTCCCAATCAGCTCCAGCAGCTACTGCACGCGCTTGATTTTGCGCCATTAAATTAGCCTGCTGCTCCTGCATAATCATGCCAGCAGTCTTGCCTCCAGTACCTGGAAGAATCTGAGGACCAGATGTTTGCGCCTCTAGCATACTTTGTGATTCAGCAGTAATAGTATCAAGCAGTGATTCAATCTGCAATCTACTCTGAGCTTGGCTTAAAGCTACCTGCTGAGGAGACATCATTCCTTGGATATCAGATGTTGCCATTATGATAATCTCCTAGTTTAGAACCAGCCACTAATAGTATCCCACAGATCCTTAGCGCCAGTGGAAATACTGTCAAACAATCCGGAATCTGTAACAGAAGATGCAACATCTCCATAGTCAATACTAGACACAATCTCACCTAGCGGATTAGCAATCAAGTCAGTCCATGCACTTGTAGTAGATTGCAGTGCGCCAGTTCCAAGATTAAAAGCAGTATCAAGAGCGCTACTGTAGGTGCCAGAATCTATAACACTCATGCCACCGAGTGCAAAATCTCCAGACTCAGAACTGCCGCCGCCAAATACAGAGCCAAGAAGATTATCAAATACAGATTTACCTGCGTCATCTTTCTTCATTAGCAGTCCCGCTCCTAGCAGAGGAAGCAAGACATTAGAATTAGCGCCAAGCACTCCCTGAGAGGCTGTTACTTGAGTCTGCGGAGTCGTGGTAGTTGTGGTAGTCGTGGGCGCGCTTGCAAGAGCAGCAGCATTAGATGCACGAGAAATAAGATCATTCACAAGCAATGTGTTACTGCTAGCATTATACAATCCAGCTTGCTTAGAACCAGATGCAACCTTAGCCAATCCTGTACTTTGATCTTCAAGCATAGATTGGATAAGAGATTGCAAGCCATCTGCATCGATATTAGTCTGCTTAGTAGTAGTGCTAGTACCACCCGATGTAGTAGTAGTCTTATCTCCACTACCAAGCAGTGTAGAAAGTAAAGATGCAATAGATGCAGCCGTATTGATATTTTGACCGAGTGCGGAGGTAGCCATAATAAACTCCTTTAACGATTTATGCTATGGTATAGAATTATAATCTATACCTATAGATGGGTTAGAATTGCGGATTAAACCACAAGCGAGTATCTGATAGTGCATATCCTACAAACTGAGTCCCTGATCCAGCTACACCAACTACTCCAGCCGTAGCAGATTGATAGTATCCAGCTCCGGGAGTAAGCGTACCCGCTGTAAAAGGAGGAAATAATCCAAGTAGTTGAATCTCAGTAATTTCTCCAACTGCCGCACCTTCTGGATCTGAGCAGAATCCTACACACGCACGTACACCACCTTGAGCTTTATATGCTTTTCCATCGCCGCCGATTCCAACAGTATTTCCGTAAGACAGTGCTTCTGCTGCCTCTACATATATCTTACTCATATTGCCTACAGTAAGACGTGTAAATCCAATCTCATCCCAGTATTCCTTATCAGGAGATATAGCTCCAGTATTATTATCTACCGCCTGTAATGTCAATCGTATTGCATTATAAACTCGCAAGAATTCATAGTACATCTCCTGATCTGATACTAGAGGCTGCGCCGGTAGTCCCAAATTCACTGACTGTGAAGTAGCCATAATCATCTAGCTCCGTGCGGTGTGAATGTAAGAACCAGAGACACTGCATTAAATGCACCTTTAAAAAGCAGTGAATGATTCTTACCAGTTTTATGAAATTTGTATTCTCTTGCTTTTGAACCAGATACTGGAGGTACAGCATATCCTTCTATTTTATCATACCATACTTTGCCATCCATGGATGGAAGTAATTGTAGCGAGAAATTATCTCCAGTATTCACATTCTCAAATTCAACAGCTTGCATTGTAAGAAACCTACTGCGAACATATTGATACTTGCCAAGAATCATTACACCGTTGCTGTTAGGACTATTGATATCAGTATCAAGAATATGAATAGACCCGCCTGCTCCTAGAAATGCAACCGACTTCTTAGGCACTTCTACTACAGCACTAGCATACTGTTGAAATTCAAAACAATCAGTGTGCTCAATCTTAAGCTTACCTACTTGCTTGAGAGCTGAATCGATGAATATTGCATGTGTAAGCTTCTCTTTTCCGTAAGATATAATAATGTATCTATCAGCAACAACAGCGATTCGCTTCTTGGTTTCAGAGCCAGCTGTGCTGATAAGTTCCAACTCATCGGTGAGTTCGTTGAAATCCTCCAGCAATCCACCAGAGATAAAATCTGTAATCTCAGGGAAGATAGATGTAGCTTTTTTCAGTGTTACAGTCTGCAATCCAGATGTAGTATAGGCATGGAGTGCTCCACTGTTAGCGTCGTATGATACAAATTGTGAATCAGTGAGGCCGCCGCATCCAGTAATTTCCACAAAATTATAAGGATATCTAGCATTAGAGGAATAGATGCAAGCCACTGCATTACGTTCAGTAAATACAATCATACCTCCGTATACAGGCTCTACAGTTACTATATTACCGCGTGCTGACTCTACCTGACCGCCGCCAGCTCCGGTAGTAAGACTAGGTACGAAATCAGTAGGATCTATAGTAGATGACCATGCAACAGCATCTTTAGAATATGCAATAAGATAACCACTATTACCTACAATGCCAATAATATCAGAGGTTGTTAGACCAGTGAGAGTTACGCTAGAGATTGTATTAGTATTCCAGTCGTAGGAATAACAGCCAACACCTTCGAAATAAATATAAGTAGTACCAGCGACAAATGCAACAGACATTCTCTTGCCCGCAATAGTTGCTGCATCTGGTGGCGTATTTGGCGCCGTCCAAGTACTGGCTCCAGTAGGCATTACATACAAATTACCAAGAGCAGTAGCTGATAACAATGCATAATTACCGACTGAATCTCTGATAGACACCACTTGATTAAACAGAGTAGCATCAGGAAATGCAGCGCTGGTATGCTCAGAATAACCTACACTCTTGTAGCCATAATCTGTAGGTACAATATTATGAGCATAGTAAATCTGAGGAATGCCCATAGCTGTAGCGATAGATTCCTGATCTGCTACGTATGGTACATATCCTTGATCTTGATTCCTAACAATTACCGTCTGCCCTTGTAGTTCTGAGAGCATAGGAATCTTAGTAGTTTTAAGATTAGCACGCCACGTGATGTCAGCCATCTCCCTATCTCCTTACGGTTCAGTGGCCAGAACTTGAACTGCGCCTGTAGGAAATTGTACTACTAGTTGCGTCTTACCGCTACCATTATCCTTTGTATACAATCTGCTCTTATTTGCAGATGGATTTGAAGGTGCTATAATTTCATCCAGTTCAATAAATTTAGTATTAACAGCAGCTATATCACCATTCGTAAGATCTACAACCTGTAGAAATGGCTCAGCAGAAACTCCAAAGTCTACGGCGCGCAGCAATACACCATTAGTTCCTTGCTGCTTAACTGCAATACCACTCTTAGAAATAGGAGAATCTCCGGCATCAGAAGATAAGAACGTGACTACGCCATCAGCTCCAAACACTACAAGAGTGATATTAGGAGTCAATACAAGACTGGCTTCAGTATATGCAACTCCTACAGGAATAATTACAAAACCTGATACTGCCGCCTGTATTGCAAGGTTAATAGCGATTGTATTTTCAGACGCAGTATTGCTTTGAGCGGCACCGTAATCTGCTGCATCTACAAGTCCAGTCAGCTTCTCTTCAACGGTACGGCCGCTGGAAAGTGTAGTAAAATCAGCTTTCATCTTAGTGGTCATTTTGAAACTCCTTATTACTTCTTGAGAATATTCGCTATCGTGGGAAGTACTTTTTCTGCACTACGTCCCATCACATACCCGCCAAGTCCAAGCTGTACAATATCCCAAAGTTTAAGATATTCTTCAACAGATAGATTAGGAGCCGCTATCCCAAACCAGCGAGCTACAATTAACGACGTAAATGTCAGCATTGTGATAGGTCGCCAAGAAGCTGCAAGCCAAGATTCAGAGGCAGCTTCTTGCTTAATAATAGCTGCACGTGCAGATAATTCTGTAAGTTCGCCTTTTTGGGCCATCTCAAAAAGTTGCAATTTTGCTTTAGCTGCATCTTCTGGAGATGGCCACAGACGATCAATTAACTTACCGCCAATATCTAAAGCAGCAGTTACAGGATCAAGGCTCATTTATATGTACTCCAAGGAAGTTGAAAATGAGGGCCATCCTTAAATGATTTCCAATCACCGCCCCACTCAACCGGGAGTTTCAATTCATCAGCTGCGGCCTTCATAGCGGCAGCAATCATTTCATAATATCGCCAATCCCAACTAATCTTACCATCTACATAAGCACCTAAATCTACAGCATGTCCAGTAAGATGTCTTGATTTCAGAGTAGTAGTAGCACCTTCTACTAATAGCTGTTTTTGCCTATCAGCAGATCGAAGTCCTTCTATTACTGTGAAATCAATCTCAGTTAATTCAATAGCTCTATTTACAATTCGTACTAAATCAGGATGAACTCCAAGGAGTCTATCTCTACTTCTCTGCCCAAGATTATATTTACTCATTTTATGATTTCCTTATTAATGTAACTACATGCTCCCATACAGTTACAGCTATAAATCCAATTGCTGCTATTAGTGCCCAAGTTACTGTAGATTGACTTATCTTTTCAAAGGCTGCACTGCGTTTTTTATTCTTTTCGATTAAACTATTTACATACTCAGCGCGCTCTCTTACGGAATCTGTTCCACCGACTTCCTCCAGCAATGCAGTAAACTTAGTTTCTCTTTCAGTGTGAGGTATAAGAACTGCCGCAATTCTATTCATTGAATACAGTAACAATCTATCAATATCTCTTCTATCACCTTTTAGAAACATATTTATTTCTTCTTCTGAAAATACTTTTGGAACATGCGGATGTCCCCAAGATTCGTTGTTATCTTCCATCAGCTGATGTCCTTCCAAGGAGTAATAAGAGAGACTAATCCTTTATACCTATCACCAATGTCAGCTGTAGATAACGTTCCATTATGTGAGAGTTTAATCTTCCAGCCAAGATCAATTTCAAAAGCATGGCTAGGATCAAACCAATAAGGTAGACAGATAAAGAGACGGAAATATTTACCGTCATCTGTTACCAGTAATTGAGAGCCTCCTATTCCAGTCTTTTCTACTACTACACCATCTCCCCACTTTTTAACTATAACTACTTTACTTAGATCACAGCCGGCTGTAATTCGGTTAAAGTAATTAGCAGGATTACGGATAGCAAGCCATATATACTTAGCTAAAAAAGATGGATATGTAATTCCTTTTTCAATGCACCAATTTGCAAACCACCCACGCTTATCTCCTCTGGTTCCATCGCTAGGATTCCCCCAAGGACCAGAGAAATTCTCAAATACCCAATCACCATACTGTGGATATTGAGTAAATTGTTTGCGAGTAGTTTCATCTGTCTTTGAGAATTGTAGAAAAACTGGAACTACGAATAGTCCCAGAAATTCCACAACTAGCGAGGCGAAGAAATAGCAGATATACCTAACTACTGATTTCATCTGCGGATTCCTCAATGAGAGGTTTTGGATATTTTGCTTTCACAGCAAGACAGGCATCAATATAAGCCTGAACCTGCTCTGTATCTCCTTTTACAATACCATCGATGTAATCTTCGATAGGCGGGTACTCCGCTCTACGAAGTTCTGCATAGGATTTTTCAGGGATCGGATCAGCTTCTTCCGGAGTATTCCCTTCCGACAACCAGAGTAGATAGGCTTGATAGTCGCTATTCCCCTCATCTTTCGGAATGAAGGCATTGTCGGAAAGACGAAGAATGGAATCTGTTCGAGTGAGTTTATAGGTCATAATTTCCTCTTAAAGTTCAGCACTAATAGCCGCATTTGTAGCTACAAGACGGCCCCCACTGCTTCTAAAATCAGAGCCACTATACCTAAATAATACATAGGTATTTCCCGCACTAATAATTGGAGTACTAGCGTGATGTCCCTCTAATCCCCAACTAGATGCGGTTACGGTTCCAACCGCCCTCATTGACACTGGAAGTGTATACATTCCCGCAAGATAATTCGTTCCCCCCTCCGCTGCACTCGCCATGACACACACAGTAGTTAAGGTTGTTGGGTACGCGTATGGCCCTAACAGAACGTAATACCGCTGACAAAGCGCCAATTCCAATCCAATCGGACGATGCTCGAATGGTGTGGCGATGGAGCCCTCTTCATACTGAACTTTACTAATTGTCCCGGTGCTGAATTCAATAGATTGATTTGTGCCGCCTACCGCTGTTCCAGTAATTCCAGATGCACCATAGGCACCAGAGTCAATACGCCCTTGTGCTGTTCCTTGCCAAGATAGGATGTGAGTTCCAGATTGAAGGTTTAACCCTTCGATCACTTGCATCAAAGAGCCGGCAGTAATCGTAATCGTGGTTACATTATTCGAGGTTGCAAAGGTGTAGGTGCATCCTGAACTCCCCGCTTTCCAACGATCGTGACCATACGCCCCGGCGGCCAAAGTTACCGTACCAGAAACGCCTCGCTGATTGACTCCGAAATTGCCATTAATAATCTTGTTCCTGAACCCCGCCAATTGACCGGAGTTATCCCCACCAAAGCGAACAATATCTACACCGTCTTTTCGTAGAACTACGTTATCAGCAGTTGTATTAAATGCAGTGTCTGTAGTAATAGATCCAGTAAATTCTGGCTCACTAGCTTTGACCAATGGAAATCCACCAACTGTAGCACCATCATGTACAACAGCAACTTTTTTACTAGTATCTACAGTGATTTCCCCCTCAGCTCCGGTGAATGTAGAGTGCTGTGCAGTAGTGCCGCGGCGCCATCTAATTTGAGTACTCATGTATAACTACTCCTTACAGTGTTCCAAAATCAGTTGGAAATAATACCACAGGATCTGCTACACTACCAAAGTCAAATGCATTGGTAGTATTAAAACCTATGGAAGAAAAAGCTTCACACTCAAGCGCTGATGCCGCTGCGGCATTCTCACTGGCAGCGGCTTGCATAGAATAATACTTTGCTGAATATTCAGATCCATCTACAGCTCCATCTATCTTACTTGCCCAATCTTTAGCTAGTAAGGCTGCTGCTTCTGATGCTGCCTGTGCAGCTTCTGCTGCCGCAACTGCTGCATCAACTACACTAGATCCACCTGCAATCTCAAGAAAACCTACAGCTACTACAACAGTACCGGCAGATACTCCAGAATCTAATTCAAAACTAGCACTATCAACTTCTGTAAAATCTACACTAGCTACTTGAAAGCCTCCATTAACAAATACGTAGAGGCTATTAGTACCAAGCGCATATGTAAAATCAGTAATATTAAATAATGTCTGACCTTCCGTAGCAATAAATCGCTGAGTAGATATAGAAGAGTTGGCGCTGATTGAAGTACCCGGCGCCCAGATGTTAGGATTTGCCATAGGGGTTTCCTTTAATTAACTGAAGTGATTTTATTTTTATTATCACTTCTCTGCGAGTGGAGTTAATTTACTTTTTACAAAACCTACAATATAGCAAATAGGTTCGAATATATTACGATAGATGCAGCCAAGAATGTCGCGGCGGCGTCCTTGCATAACGGCGCGCAAGTCTGCTGTTCTGTGACGTGCAATATTTTCCAGAATCCTTTTAAGCATGTTACTGGGCTTCTTAGCATAATATGCACGCTGCACCAGTGGTAGAAAAATTGCATGGTATCCAATTTGATGATAAGGAGACATATGCTTTTTAGAATATTTGAGCCAGATTGCGTTGCGATAGGACCCAAAGCCGTAGGCTGCATTCATTGCAGTGCATACAATTTTATCGCTACTGCTGGATGAAGATGACTCATTTGCAGCGGATATATCAGAGTAAGAAGTTTCTGGAGCCTCTCCTGCGTAACCACCGGAGAAAGATTGTCCTTCAGAAAATCCTTCATTAAAACCGCCGCTAGGCCCAGCATCTGCTTTAGGCCCCGTGTAGTTGTCAGGAACTCCATAAGCTGTCAGGTCAATGTCAGATATTGTAGTTTCCATAGCATCCAACATAGCTGCAAATGTAGTTCTTCCTCGATCTGGAGCATATCCAAGAGTTTCATCACTTGGACCAAATACTGCACCTATATCCATCAACCCAATTTTTTCTGCTGCTTTTTTACCTATGGAATAAGCAGTAACTAGTGTTGGATTTAAAGCTGTAAGAACTCCTTTTAATCCAATCTCAGCAGCAGTAGCTTTATCAAGACCTTCTGTTGCAATAGCTTCCATTAGATCGCTTGCAATAGAAGTAACAGGAGCTGGAAGTCCAGCCATCGCTCCCCCTACTCTGCTAACAGTACCAACTACATTTCCAGTGGTAGGACTGAATCCAAGACCTTCAGCTTTGGTGCCTGTAGCAGTGGTGGATTCCGTATCTTGACCTGTGTATCCATTTCCACTAGCAGCACTAATCAAGTCTTGCAAAGAACTATCAATATTTTCAGTTACATCGCCACTTCTCGTAGATGGAAAAAAAGCCAGTGGAGTAGCAACTCCACCAGCGATGTTAGAGATCCCGCTAGGAGTAGAAGGGAGCCTAAAATTATAAGTCCCCATTCCATATTGTTGACTAATAGCCATATCTCACCTACTCTCCGTAACCTACAACTTCTTGCTTCAGAATTTGATATTGTTCCATAACTTCTTGTCTGATACTGGATGCTTGTTCGTCAAACCCGATCTGTTTGAAAATACTTCTAGCCGCTTCGTAACTGATTGCATATGGGTGATCTAGTGCAATCCAAGATGAGAAGTTATTTTCATCGGTATTGGGATTCACATAGCAGGCAATTATCATATACGCATCTTCTGTGGAAGAGCGAATTTCCAACATTTCTCCAGCGATGTAACAGATATCAGCTTTTTGATATCCATATGAATCCAATACTTGCTCAGGCGTAAGCATTTTAATGAAATCGCCGGGCATTCCATTAGAATATTTACGCAGATATTTAAACGCTCTCCAACGCGGAACCAATGCACGATAATCAATCGACTGAATATATGCAGGTTCACTCCAAGTGATTCCAGTCTCGAAAAGATCTTTAGGGTAAAAATCCGATTGGTGAGCTTTGAGAGTGGCCGCCTTCACAGCCAGTTTCGTCTCGGCTACCAGATCAGGACGATTGGTAAGAGTGTAAACATCCGAAACCAATTCTGCGAAAGTGGCCATCTCTATTTCCTTCTATTATTACTATTACTTAGACTTCGACTCAGCAGCAACTGCGCCAACACTGGCAGAAGTTACAGTGCCTGTAGATCCACCAGCAGCTTTTGCGGCTTCATGCTCTTTGATGATTTTTTCCTTAATAGCGTTCAACGGATCGAGCTGCTCTTTGGTAACAACTTCTTGACCCGCTTTTACATAGATCATCGGATGCTTCAGTTTAATTTCACCGTCAAGGAATTTAATTTCTTCCTCATCGCTAGTAACATAATAACCAGCAACGAATGCAATGCGCTTTCCATTTGGCATAATGATACCAAGCTTAGGACGAGTGCAGAAATATTGCTTAAATTTTTCTTCAGATGCCATGATGTTATCTCCTAAAAGTGGGCAGTCCTAGTTTTTATTTAACGTCAGAACTAGGAAACTGACGGCCCAGGGGAGGAAGATTAGCCTACAGCAGCAGCGGTAAGACCATAAATAACAGCGTTGGCCGGAGGATTCTTGACCAAGCAAGTCATTTCAGTAGTGAGAGATCCAGAAACAGCATCTTCACCAGCATCCGTATCATTCTCAGCTTTCGTCTTACGATCGCCAAGATATGCAACTCCGAATGTGCTGAGGTCAACTGCAACTGCCATTGCGCTCCAGTCGGTGTTAGTATTGAACAGTGGGTGCTCAATAACACGGAACGTACCGCGGGCAGTCTTAAACGTGGAGAATTGCAGGCCCCACGTAGTTTGACCATCCACCAACTGATAAGTACCGTTCAGACGACCGATATTATTAAGAACTCGCTTACCAATACCGCCAACAAAAAGAACACGCTCGTTGGCAACTTTCGGATCAGTAGCTTGATTAAATACAGGGTCAAGCATCGTTTCCAATTGCGTATAAGTCGTGGTGGCGGCCGCAGTATGTACGTTATCTTGAGCGGTGTATTGCTCAACAATGCTAATCAAACCATCCATCGTGCGGAACGGTTTGCCGTTGCGAGTGCCACTAGATTTCTGGCCAAAGAAAAGAGCCTTTTCAATGTCAGCTGCGTGGAAAGCTGCGCAGTCTTGGCGGTTTTCGGCAACGGTGGTATCGCCAGCGATAACTTGCGTGGCACGAGCCGTATCAGTCAGTGCCCAAGTATTACGGAAAATCTGGGTGTAATTCGTAATACGAACCGGAGTGATGTTGAGAGCCGTCGGACGATCCGAACCTTCTTCAAATGCGTTACCGACTTGATACAACTTAACACCATCTGCAATCGCAGCAGCAGCAGTAACGCCAACGCCACGGGCCACAACTACGTGAGTTGCATCAGTAACACTAACAATGAGAATATTCTCACCAGTAGTATTAACTCGCATCACCATACCCGGAAGAACATTCGCAGTAGAATCGACAGTGAAAATAGTCGTAACACCATCAGCAATAGCGCCATTCAACTGCAGTTCAGGGAAAAGCATAGTCTTAGCAAAGTAACCATGCTCAACCTGAACAGCAGTTTCAGACGTCAGCATTGACGTAAGACCAAACAGCGGCGCAGTACCATTAGGCATCAGCCGCGTAATCATTCCAGCAAACGACTTTTTCGCAAGATCAGTCGTAAAATTGCCAGTGTTAAACATCCCAGTAAACGAGCCCATTTAGCTTCCTTTCAAGAAGATTGGATACAAAAAAATCAGAGATTAGCCAAAAAATTCATCCCAGTTGGTATCATTCGCATCTGCATTTGCCGGAGTGGCAGGCTTAGGAGAGAATGAAGTACCGAGAGCTTCTACGTATTGCTTTGCCATCTGCGTGATTTCCCCTGCTGTTGCTCTGGGATATTTAACAGTTAGCTGTGCTTCCAACGCAGAAATAACAGGTTGTACTGCAGGATTTTGAAACACTGGGTTTTCAGCCCGGAGATTTTCAGAAACAGTATGTTTCTTGATATGTTGCGGAAGTTCAGACAGGATAGTATCTTTACCGCGCGCCATTGCTTGTTCTACAATCTTAGTTGTAGCAAAAGCAGATTGCGCGTAAGTCGTTTGTGCTACTTTATTCAACGCTGCTGCAAAAGCTTGAACTGCACCTTCACCTCCTTGTGAAATAGCAGTCATCTGCTCAGGAGTAATAACTTTGGTAAAATCAATCTTACCAGCAGCCTCCATAAATTTCTTAGGATCTACATTGTTAAAAACTCCTGTCGGTGCAGCATTTGGATCTACTGGGTCATTGTTCCAAAGATCCTTAAATGAATCGAGGGGAGTTGCTTCGGCAGAAGTATTTGAATCTTGATTCCCCGGAAGAACTCCATTAGGAGCAGTGTTAGGATTAGAAACTCCTGTGCCTGCTGCTGTATCTGGAATGTTTCCCGGCGTCGGTGCGCCATTCTGAGTTCCTGCCGGTGCTGCTGGTGTAGCAGGTGCGGCTGCGCCAGAACTGCCACTACCAAACATATTGCTGAACATGCTCATAACTCCGCTCATTTCAAATCTCCTAGGTATTAAAGGGTGAGGTTACTGCTGGGTTGGATTGCTGCTTCGTGTAAATCTAGCAGATGATTTAACATATCTAGTTGTCCTCGCAGATATGCTTCATCTTGGGCAAATTTAGTTGGTTTATCTGTATCTAGTGTTAGATTTAATTTCTCCTCTGCAATATTGGATCTTAGGTTTTGGATAACTGCAATGTTAAGTGAGCTAAGAGTACAACCATTATTATACTCTATCTCATCTAAATTATAGCTGGTAAAACTATTGACCTTGGGGTGCGCCATTTTGTTGTGCTCCTTGTTGTGCTTGCGGATTTGGATTATATCCATACTGCTGCGGCTGAGGCTGAGGCGGAATCTGTTTCATCAATTCACTGATAGCTGCCGGATCATCTAGTTTCTGAATCTGCTGTGCAATCAATCCTACTGCTTGCTGCCACTGCCCTAATGCCTGCTCATACGCCATCTGTTCAGGAGATTTTTCAAACTCTTGAATTCTACCGCCTTGCGTTTTAATCATATACGAGAATAGCGGTGCGATGTTGTAACCTGCTGCAATCTGCGGCGAGGATCCGATTACTTGCATTGCTACTTGCAAAGTATCAGAATCTATGAGTTTATCACTAGGTGTAAGACCATCAGAGATTTTAAAATCCAATACAGCTTTGCGCAATGCTACTGGATCAATAGTAACTTCGCGCTGCAGATCTCTATTGAATAGAGAAACGCCGCCTTGGTATTGGAGAATATTAATCTTAAGAATCTCTTTAAGTGGAGTAAATACCTGAGCTTCCAAGAGCAGAGAAGTCATCTGATCGCGGCCGTTCGCATTGGCCATGACTGAGTCAAATTCACTGCGTGTCTTATTTCCTTTGACAAACTGTCCTTGTCTGACAGGATTCTGGCCGGTGATCACATTAGCAAATTGCAGCAATTGCTGAGATTCTTGCATCAGAATCGGAGATTGATCATCGCGGAATGGAATAGGATAATAAGATTCAGCTACAGGTTTACCATAGGCTGCCGGACGTACAGGAATCTTTGCTGCTGGATTTTCATTATTAATATGATGTTCAGAGATGCGGGATGGATCATAAATTCCGCGATCACTAATTGCTCTCCTTCGAGCTGCAATTACAGAATTCCACATCGCGCTGGTAATCTCTTGAATTGGGGTGACATTAGTTGCAAGAGACTTAGTCTGATAGTCTAATCCATCTTCCAGTGGCTGCCCAAACAGCATCGGTAAATAACCGTGTGCATTAGTCTGACGCTCTGCGTAAATAAGAACTGAATGATTTACAAAGATAAGTTTCCAAACTTGCGGCGTATTTGGAGATGGTACGCGAATACCAAAATCAGAAGGAAGAATCTTAGCATAGATAGTAGTGACTTCATACATATCTTTGTATTGAATCTTCTGCTCACTAGCAGCTACGCCGGCCCACGCAAGCCAATTAGTACTGGTGCGAGGATCACGATCAAGAATTGCATCAGGATTAAGCTGCGGAATGTAGAATCCATTATAGGAACTGGATGTGGAGATTCCAGCAAATCCGAGACCAGATTCAAAAGCATCTTTAATGTTATCTACCATTTTATCCGGCAGAGCTGCAATAAAGGCTTTCAATTGAATTCGTGTGAATATCTCATTGTAACCTGCAAACTCTCCACGCCAGTAAATCTCAGACGGAGATACGCGAGTATCAAAGATAAGATTGTATGGATCTCTACGACGAATACAATTGCCTTCCCAGATTACTTCTTTTGGGCGCGCCTGAGTAGTAGAAAATCCCAAATCAGTTTCTAGTGCAGCAGTTACAGTGCGATCCCAATTAACTTCCAGTGCGGATAGATTATATTTAAATCCATCGCGGAAAAACATCATAATCTCACGCACCCAACCTCCGCGCGTAGATTGATCTTCAATCACAGTTTCCATCTGCATCGCAGCATCCATATTCTGCGGATTGGAAACCACGCCAAAAATAGGATGACCAGTAAGGAATACAGAAGTTTGGTAAGTCACTGCGCCTTCTACTGCTGGAAGTACGATAGGCACAGTAATATTCTGAAACTTATTGCTGTCACCGTAGCGATTGGCTAATTTAGCTTTTGCTTGTTCTTGTGTGAAATCTACTTCTCGCATGTATGCGCGATCAATACGCTCCATCTGTGAGCGTAGATTCCAGTTGCGAGCCTGCAAATCAAAACACTGATGATGATATTGCAGCAATCCTTCTTGAGATTTCTTACTGAGAAGAATTGGAGTATTTGAAGTTGCCATTTGGAGATTATCCTTTCGCTATTTGGTGTGCTACTAGAAACAGCAATTTACACCGGCAGGGAGTACCTCAATAGAGGAGTTGTCATCATTAATTATTATATTCATTGAAACTATATATTCTCCAAACATATCTATGACTTTCGGTGCATAGGTAAGCAAGTCTAGGATATCATCGATGTTATCTCTCTTGAGTGGATTGAATTGCATGATTTGTAAAAATACTTCAGACCTGCAAGTATCGTGTACAAATATCTCACCTTTTGAGAGCTGCTTAAACATTGTGAGAATTCTAGAATTTTTGCTGCTGCCTCCGGGATATATTTCTACACATTCTATTCCATAAATTCCGCGCTGCTCACAAATGAATTTAAACCAATAGCCTAGAGTTGCTTGATATGCTACAGATTCAATACAAATGAGGCGACAATTATGTCTTAGCGCCAGCTCTAACGCTACTCGTATGGATTCGCCTGGAGAGAATCTTTCATTACGTAATTCTTTTAGTACTGGATAGCCTTCATATACTTCAAAGTAACCAATTGCAAGTGCGTCGCTATTTACCTTACCTGTAGCAGGATCAATCACTATGAAATTCCCTGCCGGTATATCACCATCTTCATATGGTAATGGAGGAAGTTTTGAGAGATCAATTAGATTATTTGCAGATGCAGTTTCGTCATTGAGAACTTCTGCATAGAAAATCTCAGGATGTCCTGATTCTAAGTCATTTTCATACTCTCTTAACAGTTGTTCAATTGGCTGCAAATCTTCCCAGAGTGAGCTGCCGTCAGCGAGGATGCCGCCAGTAATGAATTTAGTCCAATTGCGATTTTTCTTAAGTTTTCTAAGAATTGACCAATTAGTAGGATACATGTTAGCTGTAAATAGAAACATACAGCCAAATGGAGACTTAGCTTTCATGAGCGTGCCGTAGATCCATCGCTCAAGAGTTGCTGATTGTTGTTCTGAGTCTGCGCAGTCTCGTGATTGAATGTCGTCCATTAGAATAATATCTGGACGTTGATTTTTAATATTGAGACCGCGCGGATCGCCACCAGAACCAAGGGCGGCCAACGTGATATTTCTACCACGATATCCAAATTTCTTTAAATCTAAGCGCTCGTTCTCAATACCAAGTCTCCAGTCTCCAAATGTCTTTTTAATATTCTCTTCTTCTAGCATATCCATTACGTCAGCTAGAATATTTTCAGCTTTTTTAAGGTTCTCTGCTACGATGAGAATAAATTTCTTATCAGTGAATAAGATACAGTACAGGATGAATAATTTCATCACAGTAGTTTTGGAGAAGCCGCGCGGCAATCCTAGCGCTAGCTGTGGAAATTCTCGTTGCTTGTGTGCAAATGAGATCAGCCAATCCCACACAGCTAGGAATACTGGAGGAAATGCGAATTGATAAACTGTAGGCATGGCGAGGCCCGCCAGAAAATCCAGCGAGCTACGCGATAAATCTATTACTTGTTGTGCCTCTAGTGAAACTTCTGTGGCTGTCGGCGGGGCCGCGGCCGGAACTTCTGCAATGGCTGCAATCTCACCATCATTAAACCCTAAATCATTCAGTAGACTCATTCTTCTTCTCAGTTACGTATGATACTTGTTTTCCGGAGATTTCCAGCAATAATGCATGCGCCAATTCTTTATTCTTTTGGCGCAGTGCTTCTTTCTTAACTGCCACTTCGATAGTATCAATTATCAGTGTGCGCTCCAGCAATGAGCTTAGCATCATTTCTCTTCTCCTTTATTAATGAGTCTAGTGAACCTGACTGAATTGTAAGTAATGATTGTTCAGAATTTTCTGAAATAATTTTTGTAACTTGTCCTTCTGGATTTACTGTGAATTTATTGATAATTTGGATAGGAATTTGCAATTGAATAACTTGTTGTTTTTCGAGTATTGCATCTGGCGTGCTGGTGCCGCGCCGCTTAGCTGCATTAATTACAGAAATGGATTTAAGAATTTCCATCGGGCGATGCATAAGTGGCAATGCATCTTCCATTTTTTGTAATAATTTATCTTCTAATGAATCATAAGTAGCATCGCGCTGATTATGTTTTTGCAAATTCTCATATCGTAGATTTGCTACTTTCTGTGCGAATTCATCTTCACTTAGTAATTGAGAGATACGAGATTCAGTTACTCCTAGCGAGGCCGCAACTACTGATGCAGAAATGCCGCTACCTAACAGTGCCAGCGCGCGGCTCTCTGTACTATTATCAATATTAGTATTGCCCATATCTATAATCCTCTTAGCTAATTAGCTATCTGTTGATTGAGAGTATAATCTAGGATGAGAAAAATAGCAACTGCATGGGTTAGTTTCTCTATATGCTAGATTTAGATGATTAATGATTACATGTTTCTCTATATGCTAGATTTATGCTAGATTTAGATGATTACATGTATTTATAAAAAGTTTAGAAATATTTGGGGATTGCTATAGGATACCACCTGCGCGACAGACTAAAAAAGGTTCCCACCCCCCGGTAGTTGAGATTGATTATCATTTTCAATGTATGAGTCTGTTACAATCTGTTACAAAATACTGGCCACTACTGATTGTTATTTTCTTGCATTATTGTGAGGATGTGATATTATGTAGTTGTAGTCAGTTAGTTGTGGTTAGTTGTGGTTAGTTCAATGAAAGGAAATATGAAAATGTCAGTTGCGGAAAAAATCAGAAGCAATGCAGAAGTGCATGGAGTTGCATTTGCCGCAGCAGTCGCGCGCAAACAGCGTATTCCATTCGATACGTTTTACTTTGTGATGTTTGGCAAATATCCAGTGCGCTAGGCGCAATCTTAATCTTAATCTTAATCTTAATCATATTAAGGAATCTATCATGTCAACCTTTTACAATGTCGAATCGCTTAAAACCATCAGCAAGAAAGAAGTGCCGGCAGGAAATCGCCTTGCGCGTATCATCTTCAAAAAGGATCGCAAGACTGGAATTGAAAAAGATAGCAAAGGACTTTGGGTTGCTGAAATTTCATCCTCTTTACTTACTCTGATTAGCAATGATTCTCGCGGCGCGGAATTCTTGAAAGGAAAAATCGCAGAGGTGCAAGACTCGCTGATTCGCAAATTGGTAGAAGCGGGCAAGATTGTTATTAACTCTGATGAGATAGACTATGAGAAGATTCTCGCTGCAATGGCAGCTACTAATGAAAGTGTAAGATTTAGCAAGGAATCGATCGCGGCATGGTTTGGTGATTATCTGCGCGAACCGCTTGCCGATGCAATTAAGAATAAAATGGCTGGCATATCAGAGTCTCAACTAAATAAACTACTTGGGAATTATCTTGAATCATTCCAGATTCTTGCACAGCGGCAGCCGAGTATGAGCAATGATATTAAAACTGGATTGATTCGCGCAATGGAATTCTTGCCGGAAGATCATGACTCGGTGACTGCTTGCACTATTGCTAGTAAGCTAAGTGAAGTGCAGGAAGCTTCTGTTACATTGGCTGCATTGTGATTAATTGGTAGTTTCATAAACAAAAGGTTACAGGATAATGGGATGATGGTCTAACAGGATGCAATCCCGTTATCCTGTTATCCCGCCAGACTGTTATCCTGTTATCCCGTGCCCCCTTCCCCGGACCCCCTCTCCGGCCAGTCGCCCAAATCTACCAGATGATATATCTATATATAGCTACCAATAGTGTATATAGATATATTATTACCAGTAGGTATGTTTATAATTAATTTTTTAAAAGGAGGGTCTAATATACACATCTTCCACCTATGGCTCACTAATCTGGTAGATGCATATGGATATATGGGAGTTATAGATGCCATACATGATATGTAACTACCAACTGACTGACCTATTGACACCGCCCTAAGTGGGGTATAGGCTACGGGATAGCAGTCTAGCAGTCTGGTCATCCTGTAATCTGTTTTTTCTAGGAGTTTCAAAAATGAATAAAAGAATGATGGTTTCTGAAATGAAGTCTGGGCAATTGTTTGCATTTTCTAAACAATCACTTAATGACTCAATCATCTGGCAAAAGAAAGGAACTAGAACAATCAGTAGGATTAATAAAGAGACTGGTGAAATATTAGCTACTTATTATTTCACTAAAGAAGATTTTGGATATTGCATTGATTAAAATCAAAATCAAACTGGAGAATTAAATATCATGAGACTATCTACATTTGCAAAATTAGTATCAGCGGAATGGAATAAGAATAATCAATCATATACTGATCGTGGGAATGAATTTATTTGTATCACCGCATATGATGTAATGCAAGAATTAAAACACAATACAAATAATCCTAAATTGAAAGAACAATACGACTCTCATTGTCAGAAATATATTGATAGAGTAGCTTATATACTTAAGTTTTGTGGCACAATTACGACATTTCTCATTGATTATAAAAATGATTATTTTCATAGCTTTGAGGATTATAATGAGGCCAAATGGCTTTATCGTAAAGATGTAATACTGCCGCAATTGATTGCTTATTTTCAATCACTAGAGGAGTTACAAATTAAATCATGAAAAATGCAATCGCAATCATAACAGCCAGCGCCTTAATTGGAACTGGCTGTTCCACCACATCTAGCTTAGGATACTTGGCTAAATCACCTTCCGAAATGACACAAGAAGAAAGAGATTTAGATAAGAATATTGCAGATGTGATTGATATTATAAATAGTGGAATCATCACTTATTTTCAATATCATTAACATCATTAATATTAATATTTTGATTCTATAAATTAACAAAGGAGATTCTATAATCATGGCAAAGATTCTATGTTCAAAGTCTGGAATTCAATTCCAATGCGAGCACTTTCCAATTAGTTTCACTCAAAATGAAGTGCATCATCCAATATTTTCAGCATCCTTGAAACAATTATGGAAATACTATCCTAAGTGGCAAGCTGGAGAATTGAATTCAATTGATTCATATTTGCTATTTCTAGCATTACTGAATTCAACTGATTTAATAGAATTCCGTTGTGCAGCAATTAGGCATAATCATACTGATTCCATAGTATCATCTAACATGGAATCTCTTTATCGCACTCTCGGCCACATAGCCGCAATTCGTAATCCTAGATTCATTCTTCCTCGCTTTGTTATCTCTCACGACACAAGAACATTGGCTAATGTAAAACATTGGCTAGAATTGTGGGAAGATAACTATCAAGATTTTATGTCCGGAATGAAACAACAAGAATTAAAATCCAGACTCCAGAAAAGAGAATCAGCATTAGAGCGATTGATTAAAAATCCTGCAATTAAGCCGGAAAAATACTCACATTTGCTTGCAAATTGGGCATCAATTGCTGCTGAATTTCCTACATCAGAAACTACATTGCCAAATGGCACCAAAACTACAATATCAGAATACTGGCAATCTATTATAATGAAATGCTACAATAGCATTGATATTATTCAAATTGAGAGAAAAGATTTAGTAGAACTAATCGAACATTGCGAAGAGTGGATAGAATTAGGCTCAATATTCTCATATCAATTATTCACAACATTGCGAGAAGGTCTTGATACAATCGATGGATTCTTCAATATTGGTAATCAAACCACATTCGCAATTATAGGTGATGGAGATTCTGTAGAATCATCAAATCTCCAATTACTGATTAATTCTGCTCCAGCAACTGCGCCGAAAAGAACAGAATATCCGACTGATTTTGCCTTCCTAAAAGCTAAGATGAAATGGAATCTTGCAAATGCATCTGCTGCATCTGCTGCATCTGCTGCTAATTCTGATAGCAACAACTCAGTTGATATTTAATATTTAATATTTAATATCTGATATAAAGGAATCTATCATGACAAACGAAACTAAGAAATTATACATCGTAGTAAATATTGGATGTATAGAGTGTGGCGTCTCTTCGAACATAGTGGGGATCTTTGACGATAAAGAATTAGCTGACACAATAGCAGACAAATTATGTTCTACTATGGGATGGAGAGATAACGGACAAAATGATTATGAAGTATTCGAAATGCCAGAAGTAAATACAATTACTGAAGAATATATTTCTGGATTGGAGGACTAATCATGAAATCGCAACAATCGCAACAATTAACTCTCAATCTCACATCACGCCAGCCTAATGTAGATCATATCATCATGCGTTCTGGCATTCGATTCTATTCAACTAAATGTTTCCGTATCCCATCTCCAATAGTGGAATCCTATTTTGACGCATACAATCTACTCTACTGGAGTGTAAAGCATACATATCATAGAATCATCGAAGGATACATCACAATAGAAGATTGTAAATATCAAGTAGTGTATAATGGAATCACCAGAGGACAGCTACTTGCAGCAATTCAAAATGATTGTGGTCATATGCAAGTTCCAATATCATTTCGCAAACCTAAACCTGAATGGAACCTTCCTGCAATTGCAATGATAGGTATTCCATCCACTTTTTGATTCTATAGGTAATCATACCATGAGCAAACTATCTGAATTACTTGCAGCAGCTAAAGCAAAGGCGAAGCCGGCCCTCACAGCTTCCCCAGAATTTAATTCTAATCCAACAATTGAGCCAACTACTACAATCATTGCTAATAACATAGCTACTATCGGCGAAACTGCACACTCTGGAATTGGCAAACATGGTGAGCCAATCATCTATAATCAAAAACAGTGGGAATTCATACAATTAGTTCTTAGTGGACAATCTGGGATTCTAATTGGTGCAGCAGGTACAGGTAAAACTACCTCAGTTCGCGGCGCAGTATCTAAACTAATCAAAGAAAAATACATTCCTCAGATTCAAGATGAGCATAAATACTTGCCAGCAAACGCACCGGGAATTGTAGCAATTTCCTATACTCGTCGCGCTGTAATGAATCTTAAGCAAGCGATGCCGCCAGAATTGGTAGATAACTGCATCACCATTCATAAGTTGCTAGAATATCAACCAACATTCTATGAAATATTCGATGAAGAATCTGGTGAATATAAAAAGACAATGCGATTCGAACCTAATCGTAATGCGTATAATAAATTGCCAGAGACAATTAAAACAATCATCATCGATGAATCATCTATGGTATCTGTAGATTTATACCATAAAATCTGGACAGCATTGCCTGATCCATCATCAGTACAATTTCTTTTCCTAGGCGATATTAATCAATTACCTCCAGTATTTGGTAGCGCAATTCTAGGATATAAAGGACTTACTCTGCGAACTGTAGAATTAACTGAAGTATATCGTCAAGCTCTTGAGTCTCCAATCATTCGACTAGCTCATCGTATCCTTAGCGGAAATCCAATTCCTCACACCGAATTGCTATCAGCAAATTGGAATATTCCTAATAAGATAAAACTGCATCCTTGGAAGAAGAAAATCTCAGCAGACAGTGCGTTACTTACAGTTGCAGCATTCATCAAGCAAGCATACAGCGCAGGACATTACAATCCTGAATCTGATATGATCCTAATTCCATTCAATAAAGCATGTGGAACTGATGAATTAAATAAACATATTGCTAATCATATCGCTCGCTGTCATGGCCGCCCCACATTTGAAGTAATTGCAGGATACAATAAGCATTACTTCACAGTAGGTGAGAAACTTCTGTATGAAAAAGAAGATGCCACACTAATAGATATCAAACGTAATCCTACTTATGTAGGCAAGTGGCCGCAGCATTCATCTACTAAACTCAATTATTGGGGACAATTAGATACCAACGATGAAGAAGAATCGATCCTAGACTTAGGTTCAGATAGCAATGACAATACTGATACTGAGACTGATGCAGATATAGATCGTATGCTAGAACTCATCGCTGATTCTGACGTAGAAGATCGAGTGAGAGAATGTTCTCATATTCTCACAATCAGACTCAATGATTCTGAGAGAGAAGTAGAAGTAAAGACAGCAGCAGAAGTTAATTCTCTCATAATGGCGTACGCTCTCACAATCCATAAATCACAAGGATCAGAATGGAGAAAAGTCTATTGCATATTCCATCAATCACATAACACAATGATTCAACGTGAACTTCTCTATACTGGAATTACTCGTGCAAGAGAAGAACTATATGTAATTTGTGAGCCTGATACATTTGAGAAAGGAATAAATGGACAGAGAATCAAAGGTAACACACTCGCTGAGAAGTATGAATATTTCAAAGGTAAATTAGAATCAGGGGAAGAACCATTCATTAAGGAGATTTTGTAATGATTACTATCGAAGTTTCCAATATGGAAGCCCCGTTGTCAGAAGAATTAGTGGCAGAGGAAATATATATAAGATTATATATGCTCGGTATGGAAGTATGCCTAGAGACAAATAAAAACTGCATAATAGGCGGTAAAATAAACTCACAGGCCTCTGTTAAAATAACAGTAATAGATAAAATTAATTAGGAGATTTTGTAATCATGGCCGCATATCCTCACGCACAACACATTGAATTAAAAACATCTCTGCAATCATATCCAACTCATTCGTATCATCTATCAGAAATTCGCAGTATTGAGAGAATTAAAACTAAGCAATCAATGGAAGCAGGAGAGTCATGTAAAACTTGTGCATATTTTACCGCATCATCTAAATGTAAAATGAAAGGTAATAAGCAAGTTAAGAGTTACAATATCTGTCAGTACCATAGCTGTAAGTAATTCTTAGTTATAACAACAAGGAGGGCTTGACAAGCATCCCCACTTGTGAGACTATGCGAACTCACTCTCCTTCATCGAGAACCGGGAGATGCCACAAAACAAAGGTTCTCTTTTCAATCTAGTATCACAAATCTTTGCAAAGAAAGGTAATACAAAATGACTGACCAAGCTACCCAAGAAATCCAAGCTAACTTTGATAACAAAGTTGATATCAAAGATTACAAATTCCATTTCAAGACTGTAAAGGATAAGGAATCTGGAATTGAAACCAAGCGTCCTACCATTGAATTGAAACTTCCGGTTCCTAGCGTAGAAGGTATCATTGCTATTCTGGAAGCTGGCGGAAAGCAACTGGAACTTCTGCAATCTGCTGTTGAGTCTGTCATTGTTGGCCAAGCTCGTAGCATTCTTGGCGACAATGAAAACATGACTGACAAAGATTTCCCACTGGAGCAGTGTCTTTGGGAATTCATTGCCAACATGCCGGAAGCAGAAAAACGTGGTCGCGGTATTCCGAAGGAAGTTTGGGAAGAATTTGCTGCTGATTATATTGAAGTTATGCCGTCTGTTACTGGCAAATCTTCTGAGCAAGTTGCTCTTGCTGCTAAACTGTTCCTCAATAAGTTCCAGCAAGTTAAAACTAACAAGCCAGTCATCAGCAAGCTGCGCGAACAATTGGCAATCTATGCTAATAACAGCAAGCAAGCTGAAAACTTCGCAGATTGTATCAAGTTCCTTGACGATAAGGCAAACGATCTTCTGCAAGCTGATGAAACTGCATTGTTGGCGAACCTTTAAGCCACTTTTTGGGTCTGTAATCTCAGATTCTTGTAATTGATTTACCCATTGCATCTTTCAAATCATCGAGAGATGCAATCAATAAATTAATTATTATCTTCTAACAATAACTAGGAGAATTAAATGAAATTTCGATTCTACATTACAGATACTTACGATGGTTGTATCAAAGGTACTAATGATCCTGAAGCTGCACGTGCATTTGCAGAGTGTGAAGATTTCTTTGTAGTTGATACGGAAACTGGAAGGTGGTTAGTATCAGCACAAGACGATGTAGAAATTGAAGATGCACATAAATAAATCATGCCAATAGAACAACAGACATCCAGATACTTACCAATCTGGCTGCAACTTAAATCAAAACATGAATGCAAAATAACTGCACCGCCACAGTTTCATATGCGGATTATCAAAGCAGTTAAAAAGCGTAGAGATAAAGACACAGCATTTCTTTATCAACTAGCTGAAAGTGGACATAAGCATTTTATTAAATTTAAAATTGATGGTTCAGTTATTCACTTCACACTGAAGATTGAATTGTCAATATCGGCGTTATAGTTTTAATCACAGGAGTCATAGTCATGTCAGATAATAATGATACTGCAATTGAAATCAATCCAGAATTGCAAATGAAAATCTCCTCATTGGAGGAAGCAATTCTCAAAGCGCATCCTACGATGCCCATTCTTTTGAAAGAGATTCACACAATTCTCAAGAATGATCCTACCAATGTCACACTGCTTAGTGAATCTGACATTGCTGTAATAGTATCAGGACTTAAGCAACAAACTAAGACTGAGATTACAGCCTCCACAATGAAAAAGAAATCAGCTGCATTGAAGAATGTATCTCTTGCTGACCTATGATCTATGATCCTAGCACTGGAGCGCCTAAAGCAACAAAGAGAATTAGCAAATAAGCCATTTCCACTATGGGCATTATTAATTCTCTGTGAAACAGGCAACCGCGCAGATTGGTACTGTAACTACTTCGAAGGATTCAAGCTATTAGTTAATTGGCTAGGTCCAATAGAGTTACCAGCAGCTCCAGCATCGTTACAAATACCAAGACTGCATCGCACATATGAAATACAAGAAATCGCAAAGATTCTAAATACAAATCAAGAGGTTATATATCATGGATATTCGGTTACGTTCTCTCAGTTATTCAAGTCTACTAACACTTCATAGCTGTCCTCGCAAGTATCAACTCAAGCGAATGGAAGCTGATGAAATCAATCCAGAAGATTCTTCTTCCTCAGTTACATTTGCATTTGGCCACGTCGTTGGTCTTGGCATTCAGGAATATCTCACACATAAAGATGTAGATAAAACTATTTGGGAATGTTTCCTGATGTGGGAACCTGATCTGCTACAAGATAATCCCAAACAAAATAAATCTTTCTGGCTTGCCATTGCCGCAGTTCAGCGTTTTATTTCCAGCTATGATGCTGGATTCCTTAACGATTACGAACTTGCATATTACAATGGCAAACCAGCAACCGAATTGTCATTCATCATCCATTTTCCTAATGGCTATACTTACAAAGGATATGTGGACGCAGTTCTAGTCCATAAAACTACCGGCGAAGTAATGGTACTGGAAGTAAAAACAACCAGTGCCAACAGTGTGAACAATGCAACATACAAAAATAGCGCACAAGCAATTGGTTATAGCATTGTATTGGATGCACTGTTTCCTGATCTTAGCTCATACACTGTGCAGTATCTAGTGTATAAAACAAAAGCTACAGATTATGAGGTGTTGCCATTCACCAAAACATATCTTGATCGTGCATTGTGGATCAGAACAATTCTTCTGGATATTGATACTATTAATATGTATGAAGCTGCTGGTATCTATCCAATGCGCGGTGAAAGTTGTAATGAGTTTTACAGAGAGTGTGAATACTTTGGTATTTGCTCTCTAGCAACCGAGACATTAGTTTCTCCACTGAATGAAGAAGAAACAGCAAAGATCCAGAATAGGCTGAATACTGAATTCCAAATCACACTCACATTAAATGATTTGATTCAATCTCAATTGAGTAAGGAGTAAATATAAATCATGAAACTAACTAATGTAGTACCATCACAAACACATAGAGTTCTTATCTTCGGCGCCCCCAAGTCTGGTAAAACTCAGCTTGCATCTACACTTGCTGCTAAGTATAATCTGATTTGGTTTGATTTGGAGAATGGTTATGGCACGCTCCTTAAACTACCGACTCACCAGCAGGAGAAGATCGAACTTATCTCACTTCCTGATTCGAAAACATTTCCAATTGCTGTCGAAACAATGCTCAAAGTTGTTGCTGGCAACGCAGTTTCTATATGCGAAGAACATGGCAAAGTTAACTGCCCAATCTGCAAGAAGGATAATAAACCTGCAACTGAAGTCTCGCTCAAAGACCTTGACAATAACACCGTGGTAGTGATAGACTCACTTACACAATTCACCAACAGCGCAATTGCATTTATCACAAAGAATCAACCTGAAGATTACAAAATGCAATTCGATGATTGGGGAAATCTGCGAGCGATTGTAGAAAAGTTTCTCTCTCAGATTCAGCAAGCTAAATACAACGTAGTTTGCATCAGTCATGAAGAAGAAGTGGAGATGGAAGATGGAAGAAAAAAGATTGTTCCTGTCTGCGGCTCTTCTAAGTCTAGTCGTAATACTGCAAAGTATTTTGATCACGTGGTATACTGTGAAGTTAAAAATAAAAAACACATTAGCGCAAGTAGTACTACATTTGCTAATAATATTGTTACAGGTAGCCGCACTGATTTTATTATGGAGCAATCAATTGAACCAAGTCTTATCAGTCTTTTTGAATCACATGTAAGTAAGCCAGAAGTGCCGGGAGCTAAGGCATTAAATCAATTGAAGTCACTTAATATCGGAGGTAAGTAATGGCAACAGTAAAGAAACAAAATCCTAATCAGACACCACAATCAATCCAAGAAGTACTGACTGAGCGTGGAAATAATTACGGCAGCTTTGATAGTCATGCAGCAATTACGCAAGGACTTAAAGATGTAATGCGTTCTTGTACTAAGTGGCAAAATCTCAGCGATGCACAAAAAGAATCACTTGAAATGATTGCTCATAAAATCGGGCGCATTCTCAACGGTGATCCTAACTATCTTGATAGTTGGGTAGACATTGAAGGATACACTCACTTGGTTGTGAAACTTCTTCAAGGTCAGAAGTTGTAAGTTGTAAGTAGTTGTATCATAGCAGTACCAAGTAGTATCATAGCAGTAAAATCAAATCTCAATCAACTAAATAGTGAAAGGTAATACAAATGTCTAATATCGATCTTGACAGCATTCTGGACAGCAGTATCGACGACTTGGCTGATCTTCCTGAGTTTGGTATCTATCCTAGCGGCGCACACCGTGTTAGTATCAAGTGGGAAAGTAAAGAAGTTAACAAGCATCCGTCAATGGAAATGAAGATGACGATGATTGAAACTGTCGAACTTACTAATCCTGAAACTGACCAACCAGTTGCACCGGGCGTAGAATCTTCTGCTCTCTTCATGCTGGATAATGAATTCGGACAAGGTGCATTTAAGAAGATTATGAAATCTCTTGCTGAAGCTTGCGGTACGCAGAAGATTTCTGAAACTGTTGAAGCGTCGAATGGTATGGAAGTTACAGTTGTTGTTGTCACGAAACCTGACAAGAAAGATCCTTCGACGATGCGTATGAATGTTCGTAGTGTCACTGTTTAATACTGCACTAGAGGCAGTTAGTTAAATCAAAAGCCTCTAGTCAGTAATATGATTAGGGGCTTTTCTTTTAATTCACTGACAAACACCTATAAGGAGAATCATAATGGCAGCACCGAGTAATAAATACAGACCGTATCTAACAATGCAGCAGATTAAATACTTTATTCAACTCGCTGAATCAGACCAGAGAGCAGAGACTGAAGCACTGAGACTTAGATCGTTGCGAGAACTTAAACTATTCGTAGCTAAGTCTGATTTAGGCTTAGTTAATTCTGCACTTACGGTAGTAGGCAAGCAATCAACTGAGGATAAGTTAGGATTTACTTCGGAATCAGGAGATACTCCAGAGCAGAAGCGAGAAAAAGCATATCAATTATGGAGAGTAAATCCACAGCTGTGTGATGATAATCAGATTCAGATGGCTAAACTTTATATGTACGAGAATGATTTAATGTCACCAGACGAGGAAGCAGAATATGAGTCAAGCATATAATATTCAGGATATTAACATGCACGGACGCCGCTTTCAGCAAATCTGGACAGCACTGCAAAAAGGCGAAAAGTTAGATAAGTATACTGCATCTGATAAATACCACTGCGATCAACGCACCGCACAGAGGATTCTTTCTTATCTGCATGTAGAAAAGTTTACTCGCATTTGTGGTTGGGTATTTGCAAAAAATTCTCACGTACGTATTCCAGTGTATGAAGTTATAGACGAGGATGTAGGACATACAGAAGATGTACCTGCACCACTAGCTGCTAGAAAAAATAACACAACTTATCAAGCACAGCGGCGAGAAGATTCAGTAATAAGAGAAGGCGAGAATGCAGTTAAAAGAAATAAGAGAGTAATTGAGACTGCGAAAAAGAGGTTCAATGACTCCGGTTGCAGTATGTGGAAATCATTGTTAGGTGTAGATTTACCATAGGAGATTACAATGAGTGCATTTGATGATTGGTATGACAGTCAACCGCTTGTAATTATTGACAGAAAAACTGAACATAGACTTACTTGGGAAGCAGCAATGCAGCAGCAAGCCGCAGAAATCTCCCGGCTGAAGTCTGAGCTTCAAGATTTACATAAGCGAAATTACGTAACCCACAGTCTGTTTGAAACAGGAGATGCAGACTGCCCGGAGCAGGCGAAAGATAGAAACGGGGAAGTAGTTCTCGGCGTATGCAAAAACTGCGGACGAGTTGAGGTAGAACTCGCAGAGCCTTGCGATCACCGGGAGGAAATCACCCGGCTCAAGGCGGTGATTGCGAAGTGCAAGGATGCTGTCGAATGTGCCTTGAGCCACGATCTTCCTTACATCAACAAATGCAAAGAAGCCCTCGCCGCGATAGAGGAGATTAAACATGACACTACTGACTGAGCAGGAAATCGAAGACCTGTACTACACAGAAATTGATCGGCGTGAATTGTCCTTCGCCCGAGCCATCGAAGCCAAGGTGATCGAGAAGATCAAGGCGGAGCGGCCGGTTAGCGTCGAAACACTGACTTCTGGTGGGAAAAAGATCAATTACTATTATCCCCTTCCTGAAGGAGATTGAGACATGATAGACCCAAGAATACCTCTAGCTTTGGGTGACGAAGTGGATCAACTCCGCGCCGAAATAAACGAACATGCACGTCTGCACGAGATCAGTGCAGAGAAGGAACTTGCATTGCGTGCTGAGAACGAGCAGCTGAAAGCTGAACTCGCCGAGAAAGAAGCGGAGATACTAAAGCTGAATCAAATGTATCCTGCGACAGCTTATACCTTGGAGATTGAAAAGCAACTCGCCGCAGCACTGGCAGCGTGTGAGGCGAAGGATACGGCTTTGGAAAGCCTGATCTCACACACACTGTCCTGCGAGCAGCGTCTTGATGAGTTTCATGGGTTGGGTAATGACTCAGGAAGCGGGTGCTCTATTGAATTATGTAACGCTTCTGCCGCCCTAGCCATCAAGCCCGACGCCTCCGCGCTCAAGGCTCATGACATTGCAGTGTTTCGTAAAGGTGCTGAATACGCTTTCGAAGTTACAGGAGGTAATAAGGGATTGACTGTCTCTGACGAAGAGGTCATACGAGAACTGAAATTGAAATCAAAGGATGAAAACTAAACTATGACACGACTTCTATTCGTAGGAACTCCAGCAGATAAAGCATACCTGCCGCGCCTTAAGCCCTGTATTGGTAACGCATCGTGTGCAGTAATACTGGAAACACCTACAACATTTTTCGAATTATCCAAGATTGCAGAATCTAAACAAGCAGATGCAATCATTTCCACATCGCAAGCATTGCTAACAAAACTAGTAGCACTGCCCAATGTTCGCAAGAAACCAAGCATTGATAATTATGCTGGTAGTATCTTCCGAAATAATGGCCGCGAAATTCTTTTCATAAATCCACTAGAGCAACTTATTACAGTTCCTTACGGGCCATTTCTTGCGACCAGATACATTTCAAAACTAGTATATCCAGAAAGGTGGAAAAAGTTTGGAGAATTCAATTGGAGTCTATTTGATCCAGCAGCAGCAGATAGCATACTAGATAAATTCAAATCACAGCAAACACTTGCAATTGCAATTGATATCGAAACATTCTCCAACCCATTATCAATTCGCTGCGTAGGATATACGGCAGTATTCAAAGATGGATCATTTCAGTCGCTGGTAATTCCCTGCGATTCTGAATTGAATCTATCTTACATTCGCCGCTTCAATTGGGACTGCAAAGCACCGAAGATCTTGCAAAATGGTAAATATGATATTGCATATCTATCTCGCTATAATGCGGTTCCCTATAATTATCTCTGGGATACAGCAACATTATTCCACAGTTGGTACAGTGAATTGCCGAAAGACTTGGCCTCACTGAATAGTTTCTGCGTACGTGACAGTATGTACTGGAAAGACTTAGCTGATACATCAGACTTGCATACTTATTATCTATATAATGCTAAGGATACATACGCAACTGCTTGTGTGTGGCTAAGTATGATGGATGAGATGCCGCAGTGGGCAAGAGATAATTACAGCAATGAATTCCCTCTGCTATTTCCTTGTCACATGGCAGAGATGACAGGAATCAAAAGAGATGTACCCTCTTTAAGAATTCAATGCAAAGAGGTAGAATCAGAAATCTCATCACTTGTGGCATCTCTCTCTAATCAACTAGGCGTATCTGAATTTAATGTGAATAGTCCAATTCAGATGAAGGAGTTGCTAAAGATTTTAGGTTGTGGTGATCTTGAGAGCGCCGATGCAAAGAATCTAGCAAAGGCAAAACTACGTCATCCTCTAAACGCTCGCATCATCAATCAAGTATTGGAAATAAGAAAGAAAAGAAAACTTGTATCCACGTACTTAACTCCAGGGAAAGAATTCAATGGAAGAATATTATACTCTCTTAATCCGCATGGAACTGACACGGCTAGACTCGCCTCTAAAGAGCATCACTTCTGGTGCGGATTACAGATTCAAAACATTCCCAGAGGCGATGTCGTTAAGAAAACTCTTGTGGCAGATGATGGATTCGCTATGTGCGAGTGCGATCTTGAACAAGCAGAGAGTAGGGATACAGCTCATATCGCAGGTGATGAGAATCTTATCAGAGCTGTCTCAGGGACACGAGACTTCCACTCAGTCAATGCTAGCTCTTTCTTCGGTGTGCCATATGACAGTATATATGACAGTGAAAAAGGAAAGACAAAAGACAAAGCTCTCCGAGACTTAGCAAAGCGAGTTAACCACGGTGCTAATTATAACATGGGGCCGAATGTCTTAGTGGATACAATGGGAGAAGATAAGATTGCAGAGGCAGCGCGACTTTTGAAACTTCCACGACTGTGGTCTTACAAACAAATCGCAGAGGAATTACTTTCCAGATTCCACCGCACATATCCGGCAATATCTAAGATTTACTATCCCGGAGTAGTCCATGAGATCGCTACCACCAAGAGGCTTACTTCGAAAGCTAGACATGATGTACCTTATCAGTCATCTACTAATGGCTGGACACGTTATTGTTTTGGCGATCCTAGTAAGTCTAAGTCTGCCCTTAATGCTTATGTTGCACATTGTCCTCAGAGTCTTAATGCGATTACTCTCAATAAAGCATTCATGAGAGTGTTCTACGAAATAGCGTTGGCAGAACCAAATGATTTCAAACTATTCGCACAAATTCATGATTCAATCTTTTTTGAATTCCGCAAAGGTCGCACAGATTTGATTCAAAAGGTAAAAGAGTGTATGGAAATTCCAGTCACGGTAGAAGGTTATGATGGTAAGACAAGAACATTCATAGTACCAGCAGCAGCTAAGGCTGGAACCGATGGACAAGGTGCAGCTAATTGGGGTGTCACAGAATAGAAGGGATATGATATGCTTGTAATTAATATAGCTGGCAATGAGTGCCTATTCGACGACGATGATAGTTGGATAACTCGCTATTCAGTAGCAGTTGCTGACAATGGGGCAGGACATTTACGTCTAGTTTTTACGTCAGGTGAATTGGCTGGTAAGTATGTGGCAAGAGTTATACTAAATACGCCAAAAACATTACTAGTAGATCACATAAATCATAACCCACTTGATAATAGAAAATGCAATTTACGCCACGCTTGTCACACACTTAATGCAGTAAATGCAGGTGTTCACAGAGATAAGAAGACAAAATTACCTAGAGGTATAGATATTACAAAGTCAGGTAAATACAGAGCTAGACTTACAATAAAAGGTATTAGATTTACAATCGGCTTATACGATACTCCAGAAGAAGCTATAGCTTCTTACGAGAAAGATGCTAGGATATTTAATCCCGGATGGCATGATGGCTCAAAGAGATGATTTTATTTCCGCGTATTTAGCGTATATAGGTGAGAGCGAATGTCCTGCTACATTTAATAGATGGAGCTGTATCTCAATCTTAGGAGCTTGGCTAGGACGAAGATACAGTTTTCAGCTTGGTCATTTCAATATAGCTAGTAATGTATATTGTATGCTGATGGGTGGCGCCGGTTCTCGTAAATCTACAGCAATTAAAATTGCTACTAATCTTATACGAAAGGCAGGTTATGAAAACATAGCAGCAGAGAGAACTACTAAAGAGAAGTTCCTGATGGACTTAGCCGGCGAAGAATCAGCAATTGATTCTGGAGATATTATGGAACATAATCTTTTCGGCCCCGCAGAAACTACCAGTGAGATTCTTGTTGCAGCAGATGAATTTAATACATTCATTGGCAATGGTAATATAGAATTTCTCTCACTACTAGGAGTATTGTGGGATTACTCAGGTCAATTCAGCGATAGAAAAAAGAATTCAAAGTCTTTAATAATATCTGACCCAACAGTCACAGTCTTATCCGGCAATACTGCAACTGGTTTTTCACTTGCATTTCCAGCAGAAGCAATTGGTCAAGGTATTTTTTCCAGACTTATTCTTGTGTATGGAGAAAAGACTGATAAAAGAATTACATTTCCGGAGCCGCCATCACCTGAATCTGAGAAACTTCTCATTGACATACTAGCAGCTATCAGACAAGTAGCCACAGGTAAAGCAGATTTAACAGACGAAGCTAAGAAACTTCTCGATCACATTTACAAAACATGGAACGGAATCACAGATGTTAGATTTGATTCTTACGCCAATCGTCGCTTTTCTCATCTGCTTAAGTTGTGTCTTATTTGTAGCGCTGCGGCACTTCGATCAATTATTACTGAGGAGGACGTCATTTATGCTAATACAATTCTGACTCACGCAGAGCATTCAATGCCAAAAGCTCTAGGAGAATTTGGTAAGGCTAAGAATTCAGATATTGCCCACAAGATTATTCAGTTACTTGAGAATAGTGTATTGCCGATGCCAGTAAAACAAATCTGGAAAGCAGTACATAATGACCTAGAGGATATGTCAATGCTGAAAGATATACTGGGTAATCTAGTATTAGCAGATAAGGTTATTCAAACACAATCTGGATTCTTAGCAAAGCGTAGGATGCTGGAAGAAGTATCAACTGATGCAGTAGATTTTTCATTTCTCACTAATGAGGAGCGTCGCTATGTTGCATAGATGTCAGTACCTTGGAGCAGAGCTTATATTTGATACGGAGGATATTGAACTTGTTCCTCTCATATCAACACTACTGTATAAACCTGATGGAACTCCAGACGCAGTAATTATAGCATTACCTTCAGGAGAACGTATCAGAGTTCACAGACATATAATGGCAGCTCCTCCAAATATGTACGTAGACCATATAGATGGAAACTGTTTTAATAATAGTAGAAGTAATTTGCGCCTAGCTACAAATGCACAGAATCAAATGAATGCAAGACCTCATAGTGATAAGCAGTCTAAATTACCAAAAGGAGTAACTAAATCAAAATGCAATCCAAGCTATCCATATCAAGTAAGACTGTCTTGGAATGGAACGCGTATTCAAGTAGGTTACTTCAAAACTCCAGAAGAGGCTGAGGTAGCATACAAGAAAGCAGTAGAATTTTATCATGAAAATTTTTCTTATCATCTTTGTAGGAGCAAATAACAATGAGCCTTCTTTCGTATCTTGAACTTCGCGACCTTATTGACTCTGGGGTAATTGAGAATTCAAATTATGACGCTATTAATTCTGCGTCTATTGATCTTACTTTGGGCAGCATTATCTTAGTTGAAGAGGCAGTATTACATAATGATTTTAAACGCCTCAATAAAAAAGCAAGTCTTAATGTACGCAGAGTAGAACTAGGTCCAGAGACTGAATACACGCTGCATCCGGGAGAGTTTATTCTTGCACAGACTGTTGAAGTTTTCAATCTACCTAATAACATATCTGCAGAATATAAATTAAAATCGAGTATGGCAAGATTAGGATTGGATCATCTTAACGCAGGGTGGGCAGATAGCGGGTGGTTTGGCTCTGTTCTTACTCTCGAATTGAAAAACGTGACACGTAATCATACCATCGTCCTTCGCGCCGGAGATAAGATTGGTCAAATGGTATTCTTCCGACACACCGCCGTACCAGATGATAAATCTTATGCAGTTCGCGGCTCATATAATGGAGACAAAGAAACCACTGGAGTAAAGGTAAAAGGAGATGTGAAATGATGAATCTAATGATTGATATTGAAACTCTTGGGACAAAGCCGGGCTGTGCAATTCTTTCTATCGCCGCTGTTCCATTTGGCCCTGAGTCTGAATTCTTCTCTGAATTCTATCAACGCATAGATAAAGATTCTAATATAGACATAGGACTTATCAGCGATCCAGTTACTCTCAGTTGGTGGGCCAAGCAAAGCGTAGAATCTTATGCCGAAGCATTTGGAGGTACGCTTCACATCAGAGAAGTACTGCAATCATTTTATCAATATTGCAAACAATTTGATAAGTTGCGAGTGTGGGGAAATGGTGCATCGTTTGACGCTCCGATACTAGAAGCAGCATTTGCAGCAGCTGGTATGAAAGCACCTTGGAAGTATTATGATTCTATGTGCTATCGTACTATGAAGAATCTATTCCCTCACGTACCGTTTACTAGGACTGGAACAGCGCACAATGCACTAGAAGATGCAAAGTCTCAGGCAGATCATTTAAAAAGAATCTTTCACTTCATGGAACACTGAGGACATTAATATGCCAGTTATAATTGAAATGTTTCCTCCTGTTATGCTAGCGATAAACAAGGAACTTGAATATCATCCTATGCTAACTAGCATACTGCGACCTGAGATGTCATTGGAGGAAAAGATAGGACACATTGCTGCATATTGTAATGTAGTAATTGACGATTACTTCATCGAGGAAGAACTAGATACATTGATGCATTTGCTGCTACAGAGATTGAAGAATAAGAGTATCGCAATTATTAACTGATTATCTAGTGTAAAACAAAAAGGGCTACAAGGAGAATATCCAAGTAGCCCTTTATTTTATCTATGATTCCTGAAACTATTTCTTCTTACCACCGCTGCCTTTCTTACCACAGCCCATCGCATCACCTCCTCTCAAATTGGTTCTAGCCATCCATGATGACAACGCTATCATCATCTCCTCCACAGTCGGCAGCGTATCTAACATGCTCATATTAATCCTCTCCACCATTCATAATAGTCTGCAGTGTAATAGATTTAGGATTACCGATACTTCTACGCATCTGCTCAGCTTGAGATACATTTGCATTGCTATATTGATTAGCCATCCAAGATCCAAACTCTTTCATCTTACCTCCAGTTTTAGCATAAGATTCAGCAAAAGCGTTAACTTGTTCAGGAGATAAAGGATCACCTTTCAGAATAGTATTCTTAACAGTCTCTCCTAACACCTTTCTTCTCTGCGCATCAGCAGTTCTGTAAGTATTAATTCTGAACATGGTATCATTTACAATTGCTTCATCCAGCGGTTTAGCGCCAGCGATTCTCATAAGACTACTAAGAGAGTACAAATCATGGGCCATCAGCATATTGCCTTGCTGATTGGTAGAGATAAGCTTCTTATCATCGCGCCCCATAGCTTCGAGTACTTGAGCCAATCCAGCAAGCGGCCGCGAGATTCCATTCTGTTCCACACCTTTCAGGAATGTAGTCCAGATATCCCCGCCCATAGATACCTTAGTATATCCTTCTTTGAGATTGTTAAACAATCTTTCAGTTGCTTGGTAGATAGGCACCTTACTAGGATCAGTTGGAACAAGAGTGATATTTCTAGGATTAATATCTCCACGAGTGTACAGGTTTACTTTAAGATCAGGGTGGAATAATCCAAGTCCGTTACTAAGACCGCCATACAATAACCACTCTCCGGCTTCTTTACCGGCACCGCTAAATATAGCATCGTACAGATTCTTGTGCTCAGAATTTCCACCAGCAGCGCCAATAATATGAGTATTAATAGCATTAAATGCAGGCAATCCATTGAGCCCAAAAATACCTGCTTGCAGACCAGCCATGGTAGCAACATTTTTCCACTGACCTTCACCGATATGTCGTGTAAGTTGTTGCAGTAGGTTAAATTGATAAGTCTGAAATAGACCAATAGCTTGACCTACAGGCCCTTGGAAAATACCGGGACGCTGAGATGCAAGATAATTACCCTGCGTACGATTTACAAAAGTATTGATATAAGAAAGTTGAATATCTTCTGACATCAATCCACGCTTCACAGCAATATCTGTAATGTCCTTTGCAACACCAGCCGCGACATATCGGTTAAATTCTTCTGCAAGTTTATTAGCAGTAAACTTCTCAGCCTTGTCTCCAAGATTCTTAGCGCCAACAAGAGCTTTAGAGAGATATGATTCATCTCCTTTCGCTACAGACAATGCAATATTATCCAACACTTGGTCGTATTGATCTGAGATAGTGGAGATAAATCCATTACGCTTAAACCACTCCCTGCCTTCCTTATCTTGGAAGAACTTACTCATACGAGCAGCAATGAGTTTAGCTGGAGACATTACCATATCACCAGTGCCGGGAGTTTTAATTTTGGCAATTGCATCGAACTCAGCAGCAGCTTCAGGAATATCTTGCACAGCCTTAATCAATGCCTTAGTTTCAGGCCCCAGAAGTACAGTGGCACCTACTGCATTATTCAGCGCATTGAATGGATCAGCTCGCAGCGCCAAGGTTGCAATAATAGCATTGCCGCGATTGATAATGGTAGATAGTTTGCCGCGAGGCACTGCGCCATTCATAGCCTCATACAGCGGTGCATCTACTAGAGGGCCACTATATCCATGTTTCTCCAACGCTGCATTGACTTCATCCAGATGTTCGACACTAGTGGCAGATGAGAATGATTTACCTACTTTATCTACAAGAGTAGAAAAACCAGCATCTAGGAATTTATTCAGCGGTGTCCAAATAGGATACTCATCAACTTTAGAAATATCCAACGCCATCTTGATGAGATTACTAGCAGGATTACTTACACTATTCTCAGCAAAAGACAGAGGACTTATGTATCCAAAGCGAGACTTAGAAGCATTTACAGTAGGCTCAGCGGCAGTCCTAAAATATGCAAAATCCTGTGCGTACTTATGCTCTACCACACTACGAATAAATGCAGCATCTCTAGCTTGATGCCAATCTAAGAAATCAGTTACAATCTTATTCGGATCAGTAATCGGCAGGAATGACTTACTCTTACCACTACGGGCAAGCGCAGTAGTAATATAATTATCAGAGATAGTACGTTCAAATTCAAACTTACCAATACTCTTGTAGTACTCCTCTGCTTCTGTCTTGTCAATCACAGTTAGTCCCATCTCACGGAGCTTAGGATCACTCATGATTTCATTACGCATCTGTTCCAAAGTCTGCGCATCTTTGGCGTAGATCATTTGGGAATGGCCGCGCCCAGTAGTATGCTCATCAACCACAAATGCAAAGAATGGAGTATCTTTAGGATTACGAGGAATAGGATAGAACACTCCAGCTTTGAAATTATCTTGTGCTCCATTGTTTGCATGAATCTTCTGCAACGGAACTCTGCGGCTATCGTTACGGCCAATATGATCTGCAACAAGACGACTAACCAGTGGAGACTGTATTTCAATCTCCATAGGAATGCCCTCAGCTTTAAGTTTCTCCACTAGCTCAGCCTGCTTAGACAGAGCTTTTTCATAAGCAGCAGCATTGGCGAAATCTTCCTGCACTATTTCCTTGGCACCATATATAAGTTTAGTACCATCATCGCTGAGGAAATAATTATTAGGCAGTCCGCGAAGCTTCTCATTAAGCATTGAGAATTCAATGGCATCATCTGTACGAGTAGCTAGTTGTTGCAGAGTAGGATTGAAAATATCAGCAGTCTTAGCTTTAGCCAGCTTGATGAGGTTGTGAGTGCGCTGTCCTACATCTGAGAAGAAACTGCTCCAAGAGCCATAGCCTCCACTTTCTGATCCTAGGAATCCGGGGCCAGTTTCTTGGCCAATCAGCTTACCTTTCATCCCAGCAGAGCTAGGAAGATTAATATCAATATGAGCAGCGTATTCAGACAGCGCATCAGTAACTACACGATCAGTAGCCTCTTGATGCAGCTTGGCTTTCTGGTCGATAATAGCCATACCTTCCAAAAGATTACCATCCACAGAAATTCTATCTCTGCGGGTAATAATCTTAGAATAAGTAGGCTGACTATACGGGTCAATAGCGCGGCCAGATTTCTTTACTTCGGCGCGAGTGAAGTTACGAAGATCCCACTTAGAGGCATCGTCAACAGCGCCAAAAAGTACATCCTCATGCGCATTCACAATCTTAGCAATCTCAGCTTTAGTAGGCTTAATTGCACGACGCGAAACTGCGTCAAGAACCTCCTGCGGAATCGGGCGAACAAGATGTCCAGCAAATTTATCAAACTCAGAATACTTAGAAAGTTGCTTAGGATTGCGTGCAAGATAGCTGAAAGCATCCGCAAAGAGTTCATGCCAATTCTCACGATAGGCAATCATCTTAGGGTCAGTAGACTTCCACAGCGACGGCCGCACCTGCTTAGACATATCTTGAATCTCTTTAGCCAACAGCGGCCAAGCATATCCAAGATTATCTTTAGTCACACC